TGAGCCGATGTCCGCGAATGCGATCGGACCGAGGAGCGCCGCGACCTCGAATGTCACGCTCGGATCATCGATCACGAAGACATCGATCAGCCCGCTGGCTGGACCGCCTGAACCAGGCCAATAGTTCGACCAGAGCGGATACCCGAGCGCAGCGCTCAGGTAGTGGCACCCGATGTACACGCCGCGCGCCAAGTGGCCATCGCCCGCGACGTACACCTTGACGGAGCCGTCAGCGAGCTGTGTGACCATGTCGCCCCGGTTAAGAGCGGCAGCGTTGAACTGGGCTTTGAGGGTTGAAAAGGCGCCTGAATACGGGACGCCACCAGTCTTGATCGGACGGAAACCGAACGGAGCTTGGGTATTCGCCATAGCTGGCTCCCCCTCTCGAAGGGTTGCCGGCTTTGGCATGCAGTGCCGCAGACCGAGCGGTTGTGCCTACGCACCCATGCAGTGGATGCGCCCCCTATTCGGGGATCGGGATCGCCTCACGAGTGCTGCGATCCGCGTAAACTACACGAGGGGCTGACCCCTCTGGCGTCTCCATAACCTTGCGGCGGTGAACCTGCATGGCCTGAGTCGCCCGCAGCATTTCCTCATTTCTTGCCTGAACTGTCAAGCGCATAGGTCTTTCCATGAAGATCATGTCCTTGACAATAACCGGTCCCTGCGCCCCGACCTCAGCAAAACGCCCAGGGAAATGATGGTGTTGCACCGCTCGCCACCCCTGATCCTGGTAGGTGCGCTGCTCGGCATAATCCGGTTTCCCGTACGTCTCGAACCGCTTCCAGTTGAAATCAATCTCGTTGGCGACCTGTTCTGGCGTCCCCTGCCCGCGAGTCGGTGCGTACTTGGCCATGATGTCCGAAACATCAAACGGATCGATCGCGGCAATGCCCTGATGACGACGCTCGCGATTGGGATCGACACGCAGCTCCCCGAAGGTTTCCGAGTGCAATGTGCTCGGACCAGCCAGCCCAGGCTCAGCACGCAGCGGATCGTCTTCAGGATAAGTCGGACCTGGAATCTTGTTCATTGTTCCCTCACGTAATCGGTGTGATTCGCCCCTCAGCCAGGAGCCGCACGTAGTTCTTGGCCCATTCCTGAGGGGTTACTCCCTGCTCCTCCGCGAGACGTCGCATCTTCGGCGTCATCGTGAAGGTGCCGCCTCTTTGCAGATTGCCGGAAGAATCGGAGCGCGCCACGGGGGCCGCAATAGAAGGAGCCTGCCCGCGTTGCGGTACCGATGGACCGTTTCCTGATGTCAAGTTGAGCGTCCTCTCGATGTGCTCGAAATAGGGAGCTGTATCGGGCGTAAAGCCCTCATCCAGCGCCCGATTGTGGGCATCGACCGCATACTGCTTAAGTGTGCCATCGCCCCGCACCAAATCCCGATGCTTGCGAAGAAACTGCTGAGTCTGCGGAGTGCGGTTCTGAATAGCGCGCTCGAGCGGATCAGTTGGCTGTGGCTGTGGAGCGGGTTGCTGCGGCCGTTGCGCCGGCTGCGGTTGACGGCGCTGTGGCTGCTGCGCCATCTGATCACGGTTCTGCTTCAACACCGCTTGATCACGCTCGAGCACCGCGAGCGTGCCACCGACACGCCCAAGCTCCAGATTGATCGCTGACACCCTCTTGAAGTCACCCTCGGCATAAGCACTCTCGGCTGCGGCCGCGAGCGCCGCCATCTTATCGGTCGCCGCCGTGATCTGGTTCTCGTTATACAGCTCGTACGTCGACATCCCGCGACGCTCGGCTTCCTGCGCGAACGCAAGGGCCTGATCGCGCTCAGCTGTAATACGTTGGTTTTCTGCAGCAAGACGCGCCCGATCAGCACGTTCCGCCTGCATCTGCCGTTGCAACTCAGCTAAACCAGTCTGCGATGGCGCCGGTGCAGAACCGGGACCAGGAACAGGGGGCGGCTTTGCGGTCTCTGCTGCTGCCGCAGGTGTCTTCGCCTCCTCCTTCTCCGGTGGCTCCTCCTCGTCCAGATTAACGACTAAGCTCTCGTCCTCGTCTGCCATGGCCCTACCCTCAGTAAATCAGCCGCGGGTCCTCGATCGTCCCCACGAGCTGTGTGTCCTTCAATCGCCGGCAATGAATGCGTTCGATCGTAAACTGCCGGCCTTCCATGATGTCGTACATCACCCATTCGCCGATCTCGACGTTCTGCCCCTCGAACTGAATATACTGATTGTCCTTGAACGCGAGTTTCCCTTTGGCAATCACCAAGCCAATCTTGCCCTGCCACAGCGCTTCGTCATGCGTCTTGTCAGGAAGATAAAGCTTATGGCCACCCGCCACCTCCAGGTAATCCGGTAAAAAATACGTCGCAGTGATGATCCAGTTGTGAAGGACTTTGAACCTGGGTAGCCAAAGCGCGCAACGATCAAGAAGAAAACCACGCGGATCGTTCTTGTAATCTTCCTTCTCGTCATCGGTGCGCCATGGCGGCATCGGCCCCTGATGCAAAGTTCCCAGCGCCGGCACGGAACCCTGCAGTGCGTGAGCAGTTCTCCCGATAAGTTCCATCAACGTCTCCCTCCTCCCATCAGCATCGAGCGCGACGGCGGTTCGTTCATCTCGCGGATGACCGAATCGACCATTTCCAGCGTGCGATTGTAGGCAAAAACGATGCCCTTGATGCGGGCAAGCTCTTCCATGTTGGCTGCCGCTAGAGCCGAGCGATAATGGCCCTCTTTCGTGCCGTCGCCTTCCAGCTCGACTTTGATCAGCTTCCTAAGCCTGTCTGCAAGGGCATAGTCGTCGATCATGCTTCCGTTCTATCCGGCACCTTCTTTGCGGCTCTGGTCTTTGCGAGCCGACCCTTTCCACCGGCACCGCCTCCTGTTGCATTGGTCAGCGGCGTCTTCACGATACCGCCAGCCTGATAGCCCTCTCCCCAGTTATGGTAGGACGAGCCGGCCTGCCCACGAGCTGGCTGGTTCGAGCCCGGATTCACAGCGCCGCCACGCTTACGCTTGCCGGCCTTTTCCTCCTTGGCCTCCTCCGCCTTGTACATCCTCTTAAACAGCTTCTTATCCTCAGCCTCATCGCTATGCTTGACGCTGCCGCCTTTCTTCGAAAAGCCAACGCGCGTACCCGGTGCCGGATAGGAGCGGAACGAGCTGAGTGTCGCCGGCATCGGTACCGTCACCGGCTGGGCCGGAATCATCGGCCGGCCGCTGATCGTCGGCGGTCCTTGGATCGGCTGTGTCGGCGTACGCCCAGGGATGTTCCCGAGCATGCCACTGAGGCCACCCTGTTGACCCGGTCGAGCAATAGCTCCTGGGGCGCCGGGGCCACCACCTGGCATGCTGCCGAAGGTGCCGCCCCCAAACTGCATCTTTTCGACGTCATCCCCACCATCGTCACTCGGGCCACCGTTCGCTAATCCCTTGACCCGACCCCCAGCCTTTAACGTGACTTTGCCACCCCGCTTACGGGCAGACACCGCGCTATCGATGTCAGTCGTCGGCGAGTTGGGATAGCCGCGATAGCCCTTGCCTTCTTTGTCCTTGACGTCGATCAGACCGGCGACACGACCACCTTTTTTCATCCCAGGAGGCCGCACCGGCATCGGTGGAGGACCACCAGGTCCAACGGGCAAAGGCGGCCCGCCAGCCCCAACAGGGGCGATGGGCGGACGCACCGCAATCGGCGGGCGCACCGGAACCGGAACCGGGCGATTAACGGGAACCGGCACAGGCGGACGTGGCGCAACCGCAGGAGACCCGCCACCACCACCCGCCCCACCACGACCACCTGCGTGCGAGATGATGATGTTCGTCGTTGAGTGCCCGTGACGTTTTCTGCCAACTGGACCACCCGAGGCGAGACGATCGGCGCGCGCTCTGGCGCGACCACCTGGGATCGTAAACTCACGCTGCGTGCCAGCATTTTTCGTCGGAAGCTTCGACTTCTTGTACATCGAAGACGAGCCGTGTGGCTTGCCAGCACTTGCGCCAAGCCTGCGCAGACGCGCCTTTTGCGAAGACTTCGCTCCGCCAGCCATCGGATGTGCCATTGTAGCCTCCTGCTAAATCAGCCTTCCCTGTCCTCCCGGCACTCCCGGCCACGTCTGCGCTACAGGTGCAGCCAAGGGATGAACAAGCGTGGCTTGCGCCAACTCGAGTCGTTTCTGATCGATCTTAGCGCCTTCAATGCGCTCGCGCGACATCCGCTCAAGCTGATTGTCCTGCAGCTTACGTTGCTCGGTCATCGCCTTGAGCTGCTCTGAGAGCCAATCCAGCGTGGCTCTGCGCTGACCATCCTGCTCCTTCTGCGCCAACTCAGCCGCTTTCTGCTGCATGTCGGCCATCTTGCCAGCCACCTTCGGGTCCATCTGTGAGCCAGCGCCCTGTTGCGGCGCAAACAACTCATCGATGTTGCCAAGGCCCACCATGGTGGCAACACGCCGAACCACGGCGTGCAAATCCCACATGCTGGGATTGAGCTGCACAAGCTGCACCAGAGCAACCGCTTTCATCACCCGGATCGTGTGTGCAGGCGTATTCGGATCGGCTTGCGGCTGAAGGTGGCAGTCATTGAGCGCCTGGATCAGGTCCTCGCGCTCCCACTGCCAGATTGCGCCCTTCTTCGGTTCGACGCACAACAGCGCATCTGGGTCTTCTTTGAAGAGGTCGCGCAGCAATGCGAACTCCTCACTCTGCGAGGTGTGCATTCCCTTGTGCACGCTATCCAAGACCTTCACGGCTTGATCTAGCATGGCTATCGTGGTGCCGACGGGGACGTCCTGCCGTCCTTCCCCCACCATCAGCTCGGGCGTGCCGCCAACGCGCCGCGCCTCTTCCTCGATATGCTGCGTTACTTGGACGAGCCCCGCGGTGACGTCCTTGTAAGGCAAATCCATGATGTGAGCGCGAATGTCAGCGCCACCGGTAGTCACCTTCACGCCGGAGCCAAGTCCGACGCGGAACGTCATGGTGTCCTGACGCCCTACCGTGTCGCTGTAGAGGAACCCAGGCCAACTCGCGAACCCTGCGGAATCCAGAGCAAGTCGCCAAGCAGTGGTAATGGCGGCGGTGGCGTTGCCCATAATATGAAGGAGCCCGATGCCGTAAAACCCCAGCCCGTCGACAAAAGAGTATTTAACGATCGGCATGTGCTTGAGGTAGCGATCGTCGTCTTCATCCCAGTTCCTTCGAACCTCCATGACCGTCTGCGAATCTTTGTCGATGCTCACCCGATAGGGCAGCGGCAATCCCGTAATCCTGCCTTTCTCGGTGTGCTCAAAGCCCGCGATGTCCAGCTCGCAGTAACACTCGTACACAGTGTGCTTGTGGTCCTGTGGACGCTGCGACCACGCTGC